CACCAGCATCAACATCTGCCACACGATCACGGCCTGTCTCTGTAAGCTCATCAGCCGCTTTTGCAATCGTTCCTGTACGATCTTGCGCAGTCTCACCGGCAATATCAGAAAGGTAATCTTCAATCTGGCCCTGTAGTTCTCTAGAGGATGACTCAGAGGCTGCAATAGTTCTGGGAGCGCCTTGACCGCCTCGCTGGATTTGACCGGAAAGCTCGCCACCAATACGGGCCTTATCTACTGGATCAGTAACCCCACGCAAAAGCGCAGATATAGTATCCAGACGTACAGCCTTATCTGTCTCAAGGTCTGTCAGAGTAGGTACTAGAATATCCTTATTGCGATTAACTATCTCAGCAATTTCATCACGAATTAAGGCTCTTTGCTCTGGTGTGGAGTTTGGATCTATGCCACCTAGCTTCTCCGTAATTTCTTCATACACACGGCGCTCAATAGCAGACTGACTTCCTTGAGACAGAAGCGGCAATAGTGTGTACCGGGATGCAAGCTGTGCAGTGCCGATGACTGTACCCACTACACCCGCAAGTGCAGAGTTTAGGAACATGCCCTCAACAAGCGTGTTAAAGCGTTGCTCAAGAACGGCATCCGCTTCTGAGGAACCTAAATCTAGACCCTTGCGTATAGGGAATAAGGTAGAACCCTCATCGCCCAATAAAAGATTACCTTCACTGGTACTTACACCAGCCGAAGCGGCAGTCTCTGCGCCCAATAGAACAGCAGCGCCTTTAATCAATTTAGGGGCGTTCTTAACCAGTTGCTGGGCTGCAGCACCACCAGTAAAGGCCATTACCATAGCAGGTACGCCGTCAGTAATCAAAGCATCCGTAATGCTATCTCCCGTATCAATCTCTGCGATAAGGGGTGATACAGCTTCCATAGCGCCTTCAAAGCCTGCTTTTTCTGCAGCCGCTGCACCGGTCTCTACTAGCGCACCAACACTCTCACCTGCACCCATCAAAACCTTGTCAGTTAAAGACACACGGGCTTCTGGATTAGTAAAAGTATCGTATGCATCGGACAAAGATACTTCATCAGAAAACGGAGCTTGTACCGCCTGTATGATGGCATCGCCTGCAGCCTTATTCACATTAGGATTGGGTGCCGGTATGTACTCACGCTTCCCTGTGTTAGGGTCTTTGTATACCGCATATCCGGGTACAGGCATACCAAACACAGAGGGTGGTGGAGTTACATTAGGGTTCTGCAGAAGCTTGTCGTAATAGTCTGCAGCATCACGATAAGACATGCCCTCGTACATCTGAGTGCTGATAGCATCTAGCTGTTCTTGTGGAGGTTCCGTTGTTGAACCGTCTTGGTCCTCAACTTCATCTTCACTATACCAAGAGGTAGCTGAAGGTGTACCACCTGTTTCGGAAGGGTCTATTTCATCCTCTTCCCACCAATTTTCTGCCATTATAACCTCTTATTTTTTTGTGCGTACATTGCCGTCTGGGCCAACGTATTTAGTGCCGGATGGCAATGCATCACGCTCTTCTTTTGAATTGATAACTGGAAGGGTGTTGGTTTCAGATACCTCTGATTTAGCCCATGCAAATGCATCACCTAGTCCACGATTAGTGGCGTATGTCTCCGCATTCTGCTGGTAACCGGCCAAAAGCTCACCCGAAGTGTCTAGACGATTAAGGGCAATGGCTGAACCATCCTCATTAAAGTCTGTAATTTGTGTTTCCGTCATTAGGATAACAGACTGCATTTGTGACCGCATATTCATACTAAAGGTTTTGTAATCACTACCTTGGTCGAGAATATCCAAGGCTCTTTGGAAATCTTCATTTGATAGACCCCTACCTGACTGCCCAAGGGCCGAAGCCGCAAACATAAAGGCCATCTTGATTTTTTCTGCTTGGAATAAGGCTGCATCCCTAGCTGTACCCGACAATGAGCTATCGTTAATATATTGATTAAAACGCTGATCAAGTGTGGACAGCGTACCCTCAATAGACCCGTTGCTGTTAAACAAATCCACCAAAGCCTTTGTTTCAAGACCTACACGTTTTAGAACCGCAGGTACTTTACCGCCTACAACGGTAAGAATTTCAGGGCTGCGTTTGGCTATGTCATCAAGCTTCTTAGCTGATGCTAGTGTAGTAACCATAGCAACACGTTGCTCTTTAAGTGGTTTAATAAGGGAAGTATTGATCTTAACAATGTTGTCGTACAGATCACTCTGTAGCTCCATGTTTAGTGGCTGTGTACCTTCGGCGGGAACAACAGGCTTCAGGGAGGTTAGATCCACAAAACCACTGCCATCCGCAGCCATCTTAGCTACAGTAGATTGTTTCTGGCCTGATTCATCTAAGTATGTAATGAGATAATCTTGGCTCTTTGTATCCACCTTCGGTGCGGTGTTATTTCGGTTACTCAGCAAAGCCTGCAGGGCAGTAACCTTTTTAGGGTCAGTGGATGGGTCATCAATAATGGTCTTTAATGTGGCATCCTTAATGTCATCATAATCTCTAATATTAAACGGCTCACCCGGACGGGCAGCTAGCTGTGCCGTAGCCTCTGCCTTTTCTTCTGGAGTATGGCTACCTGACGCTAGGATTCCTCTTAGATCATCTGCATTTATAGTCGCAAGGCTTCTACGGAAATCAAGAGCTTTTGCAGCCGCATCTGCGTCTTCCGTTTCTTGTATAACGCCCTGTTTTTTATTTAGTAGATTTTGTGCCAGAGACTTCATATTTGGATCATATACATCGTCTGTTGCTTCCAGAACTCCTTGAAGGGCGTCTACGTCCATAAGAAGAATTTCTCTGGAGGTCTCTACATTTTTTGCAGTTACGTTAGCAGCCTCTGCCGCAGCAAAATCACTCTCATAAAGTGCAAGTACTTTAAGATCTTGTTCATCCAAAACCTGTTGACCTGAGTCATGCAACCGGCGTAAGTTCTCAACGTCCGTTTGAGACACAGACATCCAATCAATGTCACTCTGCTTAACAAAGGGCTTAATTTTAACACCACCGGGCGTGTTCACCTCGACAGAGCCATCTTCAGGAAGCGTTGTACCTTCTGCTAAGGGGCCAAACATATCATTCATCTCAGACGCTTGTGACCTGAGCGAGGGGCTATTCTTGTCGTTAATGATTATATTAGGAAGATCCCCCAGTGTTACATCTCTACCATCTTTAGTAGTGTTGCTACCTACTTTACCTCCAAAGTCTTTTAATTTCGCATTAGCGGGGACGTTTGGCCCTTGGAATGGCATGTCAACAGTTGATGTACTTGGGGCAGTAAATTCAAGCTGCCCACTTTTAACACGGTTTTCAGTAGAGGTTACGACAGCACCTACATCACCATCCATAAGTTCTAGTTGGTTTTGGAAGTAGGTAACGGCTGCAACATTATCTGCAGTACCTGTGAAGTCGAGGGCAAGTACTTTAGCATTTTTAGCTATCTTCTTCGCCTCTGCCTCTTTTGCACGTTGTGCTGCGGCAAGGCGTTTAGCTTCTGCAGCGGCTTCTCTTTTGGCTATACGCTTCTCTTCACGCTCTTCTTCACCACGCTTCATAATACCTTGAGCCATGATGCCTGCACCGGCATCAATTGCTTTTGCCAGTGTATTATCAGGCTGATTAAAACCGCCAGAAGCAATCTTACCTGCAATTCGGGCTTTCGTTGCACTGTAGGCCATTACACCACCTCTTCTTCAGTATCAGATCCGCCCAACATGAGCGCCTGTTCTTCCGCTGTGGCGGTCATTTCTTCTGTAGGCTGTGCCGGTGCCATAAGACCGCCTTCGCCCTCTGAGACGGCCTCTACGGCGCTCTCAGGGTCTGTCTCTTCGGGATCTACATCGTCCACAACACCCATCATCATTTTAAGCGTGGTGGAGGTGATCGGTGTGCGTTTAGCATTTAGACCATCTTCGTATTTAATGTTCTCGCTGTCGGCTAAGATCTGCAGGTATCGGTAGACCGGGCCAGCCGCTAAGATAGCCATGTCGATCTGGAATTTACCACGGCCAATGCCCTGCATCATTAGACCTGCAACGATGTTAGTCAGAGGGCGTCCAAGCTCCATAAGGCTGTAGACAATCTCTGCGGTGGTTTCATCGTTCATCCGCTTCATGACGTACTCTACTGTACCGTCATAGGTCTCAATCTCTGGTGGCCGATGCCATGGATAGTTACGAGTATCAGCGGTGTAGTTCTCACCCGGTATCGGGCCTATTGTTCTGGGATCAAACATCTTCCACCTCATCTTCGGCTTCGGGTTCCATGTCTGCTAGATCGGTCTCTAGCTCATCCATGTAATCAGGTGTGTAAATCACAGGGTTGCCCTGAACCTTCATAAGCTCTTCGGGCATACTACCTTTCAGAAAGCTCTTAATGGACTTCTCAATTGCGTCTTCAAATTTCATCTTTAAGCTTCCCGTAATTAACCATTAGGTAACCCTCTGGCCCCTCAATCACCGTGTCAGGATGTGTCTTCTGAACTTCCTGTGCGATAACACCCATGGTTGGATACTTGTCGTAGCCAATTTCCTTGGCCGTATCGTTCCAATCCCATGTGTAGAACTGGACGCCGTTGAGTGTGTCGTAGGGCTGAATGTTTTCTTTAAGTCGTACATCAGAGGCACCTGCAGCCGCTGCAGCAATTTGAATACCGCCGCCCAGAAGCGTGTCAAAAAGACTGGCTTTCTGTGGTGTAGCTGCGGCAGCTTGCATCTCACCTAAGAGAAGACGCAACTCAAACTCTTCCTCGCTAACCGCACCTTTAAACCTGTAATCCAATTCACTGTCCGTGCGATCCCAGATGCGGTTAAGACCCTCTTGCGACAGATCCAGAATGTTCTTTGTATCAATGGCGGCGGCATCATAAGCCATCTGCGTGTTGGCGGTTGCAACGGTCTGCCGCCACCGGGCGTTAGATTCATCCACAGCATATTGCATCTTGGAGTAGAACTGTTGGCGTTCATTTTCCAAAGCCATGCGGAACTCTGTGGCGTCATTAATCTCGCCAGCATTGAACCGCTTTAGCTCAGACAAAAGGTTAGCGTTAAACTGTTCCACCTGTGTACCAAGCTCTGCGTAGAACTTAGTGAAGTCATTCTTACTTTCCGCAGAAAACCGGCGGGTGGCATTCTCTTGCTGTGTGTCTTCAAGCAGAACCTGAACACGGGCCTGAGTGTTAATCATAAAGGCCTGTTGTTCGTTGGTCAGGTTGCTCAGATCCATTTCAAGGAATGCTTGAGCGTTCTGTACCGCTGCAGTCTCACGGGCATCTAGGTTAGCCAAATCGAAGTTAGACAGAACCGTAGCTTTGTTAATGATAGCCTGTTGCTTGTTATCTAGGTTCTTAACAGTCAGGGTTTGAAAGAACTGCGCCTCTTGCTGCGCAATTGGAAGGCTGGCTTCCATCAGAGCGGTAGCCATAGCCGCTGTGGCTGCAGTACCGGTCATGCCGCTGAATGTGATTGTACGTCCTACTGCACGGGCCTGTGCTTGTGCAAAGGCAGGGATCTTAGGTTCACCGTCTGAGCCAACAAAAGAATCGGCCAGCATCTCAAGCTGTCCGGTTACGGTAGACTTCATATCTACATAGTTACCTTCGCCAAGGTTTTGGGCCATAAGCTTACCGGCAACGGTTCGTGTATCGATTATCGAACTGAACTTTTGTGTGGCGTAATCATTAAGAGCTTCACCAGTTTGGTTCACTGTACCATCGGCGTTAATGCCTGTGGCAGAACCCTTCATGTCCAGCGTGTAGCCTTCTGCATTCACTAGGTTAGCGTCACGGACCTCGCCTGTAGCAGCGTCCATAATAAACTGTGGGTTGTCCATGCGATCAGATGCAGTCGCTGTGGTAAATGTAGAGGGGTTCACTGCAGTAGGATTGCTAACCGGTGCAACGCCTGTAACTGTCTGAGGTAGATACTTCTCTAGCCCCTTGAGGGCATAATTAGGATTGGAAGGATCTAGTAGTGTTCCTGCAGTAGCAGGATCTAGGTTTGGGATAATGTCAAAAAGGTTGATACCCTTTGCATCTAGAAATGCTTTAGGGTCTGCAAGCATTGCTTTGATTTCTTCGTTGGACGTAACCACACCAGAATCAATAAGCATTTTAGCTATACCCTCAGAGGACAAAGCACCGGGTTCCGCATCTTCCGCAGCCTGATCATTATCACCCGCAGTCTGCCCAGAAGAACCTCCTGTATTGTTGTCATCATCATTAGCGGTAGGGTTAGGGTCAATTATTGCTGTGCCACTACCAAAGATGTCTTTAATGTCACCAACAGCATCAGAGAACTTATAGTCTTCTCCGTGTCCTGCAGACTTATCACCAACAGATTTATTTTTCTGATTGGTGTCAGTAGAGTTCATTGCCCCGCCAGAAATAACCTTATTGGTATTGGTATCGACCAAACTACCGCCTTGATATTCTTTGCCATCATTAGGAGTAAAAGTATTTGCTACGCTTTCAGTGAAGCTGTTGCCACCTCCGAAGTAATCTGCCCATAAACCCATCAGATCTTATCCTTTTCTTCTTCACATCTGCGGATACGATCTCGCAAGTAGATGTAATTTTTTACAGCCTCATCGATTGCCGTAGCATCGGCAGGAAGGCTCTCTAATTCATTGGCTAATTGGGCATTGAACCGGTCATCATATTGCTTGATTTGAGGGCAATAGATTTCGAGTTGGGTTCTATAGACCGTTTGAGCGCAGCCGGTCAGTGATAGACTTGCGATCAGTAAGATTGTCGCTTTCATTTTCAGACATCGCCTTATAAAAATCAGCCGCCTTTTGTTGCGCCTGTAGTTCATCGGTAAGGACTTTGTTCTTCTCTTTCGCCCGTCCTTTAATCTGCCCAAAGACATAAATAATGGGCAGAGCGAGGGCTAAGGTGGCAATGATGTAAGTCTTTACTTTGCCAAAGATGCTAAACATCAACCCCGTCCTTTTGGTCCTTCCACCGGGCATATGCTGCCAGTGCTATACCGGCGACTGCACAGAGTAGAAAAATAGTCTTTAGGCTGTCAGCATAGGCTACAAGTCCCTGTAGCTGTCCGGCCATTTCGTTCAGGCCAGTGGCTGCACCAGCGATACCTACACCTGCCATCGTCTTAGATTTAGCCAGAGGTTTCTTGTCTTGTGCTGCAGGCTTCTGTGCCATTGGTACGTCAACGTCATCGCTAGGTAGCTGTGCGTCCAATGTGAACAAAGCTGCCTCTGCAGAACGGCGGCGTGTGAGACCGGTAAGGGGCTGAAGTTTGCCACCAACCCGTGCTTTGTTCCATCGCATCAATTGTGCCGGTACTGCAGAGTAATCACCTGCATTAAGCTTCTTTAGAAGTGTAGAGCCGCCAAAGGCACCGCTACCAAGATTGAATACAAACGACACTAGGGCGTCGAACTGGTATTGTGTAAGAGGTACATCGACCAGACGTTTAACATCGGCCTCGTAGATCTTCATGTCTTGCCGCAAAAGATCTTCTGCCTCTTGCTTTGTAAGACGCATATTCTTCTTCACACCCTTAGTATGGCCGTAGCCGATGGTGAGAATATTAGCTGGGCAACGATATGGAACTACCATACCGTCTGGCCCTACTTTGTGCAGACCCTCAAACTTTTTGATTAAGTTAAGGCCTTGGTCAGAGATTGATTTTGGATGCATGATTACCCGAATGTGTTAAAATATGGATCTTGTCTTTCCATCAGGCCGCTATTGATTGCAGCCCTACGGCTGACCAATTGCTGCGGTGCCAGTGTACCCGGCTGCAGACCACGGCCTGTGTACCCAAGCTGATCCATTTGCTTGAGTAATGTATTTACGTTGAACGAAGTACGACCTAGCATATCGCCCTGCTGATCAAACTGGGACGCAATAACATTGCTTTGATCATCCATAGCTCTGCGAGTTACATTGCCCTGCTCATCAAGGCTCTCACTAATAAGTGCGCCATTTTGATCAAAAGATTGTGAAAGCATTGTATATTGCTGACGAAGCTGTTGTGGCAGATTTTCACCTTGCGTAGCTAAAACTTGCTTAACAGTGTTTAGTCGCTGAACTACGTCATTCTGTGCGATAGCTTTTTCACGGCTATCCGCCTGTATTCCAAGAGATAATTCCCGTATGCTGCTAGTAAAATCTCTAGAAGATTCTTGCGCACTAGCCTGCGACTGCCGGGCCAAACTATCCGCCTGCTGAGACTGTGCATCGACCTGTGAAGAAATCGTGTCCATATTACGGCTGGTGTCGTTGAAACCTTGGCGGATGGTGTCTCCCGTTTGAGTAAATCCACCCGTAACGGTATCCAGAAGCTCGGCACGGGTCTGATTAGCCAATGTTGTGTTTGCATCGTAGTTCGCACGAAAATCATTAAGACCTGTCTGCATACCGCCGATGCCGCCCATGATACCGGCTTGGCCTTCAGCAAGACCGCCGTAGTATGTATCAGAACGATCTGACATGCCCTCAAGGTACGATTGCAGGTTAGTCTGACCACCAAGAACATTAGCAGAAAGATCCGTTAGGTTCTGGTTCTGTGCGTTGAACTGCGTGTTTACGTTCTCGTTGACGCCAGCAAATCCTGTATCGAGAGTGCTGTCCACCGTATTTATACGTTCATTTACTGCACCACCCAAATCAGAAATGGTGTTTTGTATACCTGTCTGGCCTTCGCCAAGATCAGTAAATTTTTGACCAACATCAGCAAACCCCGTATCAACGGAACCCTGTACATCGCCTAACGTGCTGTTCACAGTATCAAGGCGACCACCTACGTCAGCAAAGCCTGTGTTGGTTGTACCTTCAAGACTACCAATGCGGTTCTCAATACCAGATGTATCTACCACCTGTGTGGTAACAGAAGTCTGTGGGATGGCGGCGATCTGGCTACTAATGTTACTTTGACCCGTAGCCAGATTATCCTGATTATCCATCATCGTGTTTTGGTTATTGGTGAGTGTTTCACCTACAACCGCAGCCTCGGTAAAGCCTTTATTAGTGTTCTCGTTAACAGCGGTCACACCACCCGCAACGGATTCGTCTACTTCTGCCACAGAAGCACCGCCGCCGCCGCCGCCCTTATAGGCAATCAGGCCAGACGCCCGTGGGTGTAAATGCTTGTAAGGCATAAAAGGGTTAAAGAGTGTCATCTAGATCTCCATGTCGAAAACATAATATTGAGTTTTGTATTTGTTGCCTTGCCTAGAACTGAGCGTCTGTAGGCGTCTGAGCCAGCCCTTGCGCCCCCATACTTGAAGATGCGAACAGCCGTTCTTTTTGGCAAAGTCCTCAAACAATTTATGATCTATTTCGACCTGCTTGAGTGAAGCACCATCTTCGTGCAGTGTGATAATCTGGCAGGTCTTAATAGAACCCTGAACCAAAAATCTTAATGTAGCTGTGTGGACTATCCTGCTATCCCGGTCCAAAGCGACCCAGATAAATACTGTGCCGTTTATAGCTGCCTTGAAGAGGTCAAATGCTGACATCTCCCCGACACCGTGGGAAAGCGCATTGGCTATTCCCGCCTCTATTGAGGGCCATACATGTAGAACTTCTGGGGGTGTTAGAAGGACAGTCCGAAACTCGGGGGTTTCATCTGTCATAAGTGCCTTCTTGGTTTAACTAATATAAACTATAGCACTTAACTGATACATTAACAAGTGTAATAATAAAACCTTTAAGCTTCTTCTTCTACTTCTTCTGGGTTCTCCAGAGCATCAGCCAGTAGTTCAACAAACCTCTCACGCCCAACAGCAAGCTGATCTAAATTGAACTGAGCGTTGTCCATCTTACGGCTTAGATCATTAACATGGTTAAGACAGGCTCTCTGCTTATCTGTCATGTCTTCTACAAAGTATTCGATGTCGTTGACGGTAATCGGGGTCTTTTTATCTTTTCCCATTACAAGTCTCCTTTAAGGTTAAGTTAAGAGTTTGCTGCAATAGCAGCGTTGGTGGCAGTCATGTCTTCTGTGGTCCAGAAGTCTTTCTCTACCATTACTTTGAGGTGGTCTACGTTGCGCTGAACAGTTCCAGCCCAATCATCGTCAGACATATCCTCGGGCTGTCCTGCGTTAAGCAAGTCAACAGAGTGTCCCATTGCGGTGTAGTGCTGTGCAATTTCTTCAGCAGTTGGTGTATCAGTCATTTCTTTTCTCCTTTTTGACTGGTTACGGTTTAACAGGCCAGTCTGCTTCTTGCAGGTTAGGCCAATTAGAGTGATCTGTAATATCACGTAGAGCCTGACGGTATGTAGTCATTTCAGCAGACATTGTTACATCTGAGAGTGCCATCCAGTCTGTATCAGCCAGCAAGCCATCACGATTTTCACGAATAACAGAGATTACATCAGCATCATGCTTTGCGATCTCTTCAGTAGTTTTACTAGACGTAACCCAGCCAACAGTCCACGCACCGTCAACCAAAGAGGGTGAACTTGCTTGCCCTGCTTTTTGAGTTCTACGGTCAATCGTAGGCTCGTCTGCAAAGGTCACTGGAAATACCCCATAGCTCTCAAGCATCTCATCAGGTATTTGTCTAGGAAAGGAGGTATTAGGATTGTCACGGCGTAGTTGCCCTACGTTGTAGGGGTATGTATCTACATTACCGTTTGTGATTTTAACATACATCTTTGTAAGTCTCCTTGACTATTAAAAACTCTTTTTCAAGCCGTTGCTCTATTACTTTTAACATTGTAATTGCTTTAGCTTGTTCTACTTTCGAGGAAAATAAGAGATCCTCTAAGGATTTTTTAAAATCCTGCATCTTGCTGTGAAGAATGTGACCCTTTGGAAAATCTTTAGGTATCCTTTCTATAGCAATTTCATAGTTATCAATATCTAACTGATACTCCTGAACTTCGTTCTGTCTATGCAGCAGGTTTTCTAAGAGTTTTTCTTTTACGTTTATCATGGCGCTACTACCTTAACTGCTTTCATGGACTGTACTTGGAAGTTAATATTTGAAGGACTGCTTATTTTAGAGCCAAATCCAGAGGAGTTAGACCAATTATAGGTATCTATGCCTCCACCCCCTCCACAAATAATAGCATCGTCATCAGGAGTAAACTCTACGGATTGTCTGTAATTACCGGGTAGACTAGACGGATTAGAAAACTTTGTACCGAATGACCCGTTGCTGTAACTATAAACATGAATAAAGGGGCTAGAATAGCCGGGAACAGCTACTACTGAACCAGTAGAGTTAAAAGCAATATCGTTTATTTCAGATAAAGTTCCAGAGGCTGTAGATTGAAGAGACCCTATTCCAGAACTACTGTAACTATAAGATTTAGCAGTTGCAGAACTACCTGTTCCCAATACAACGTAATTTTTGCTAGGGTGAAACTCTATAGCATAACATCTTCCAATGTTAATTGATGTGTAGGTTGTTTTTGAACCAAAGCCAGAAGAGTTAGACCATGTGTATTTAAAAATAGAATACGGATGACCAGAAACGTTATTTCGTACTCCAAAAAGTACATTTGCGTCATATGGGTCAAGCTGACAAATATTAGGATTCATGTTATCTGGCGCAGGACTACCAGGATTAGAGTAACGAGTCCCAAAACCAGAAGAGGTGTTCCACGCCCACGCTTGCGTGATAGGCTGTCCATCGCCACTCATCTGACCTCCGACTATAACAGCGGTGTCATTTGAATTTACGCTGATACCGCCATAGGCATATACAGTTATGATGGAAGAAGGGTTAGAATAAGCCGAGCCTATGCCTGTGTTAATATTAAACTCATTTGCAAGAGCAAAAGGTGAACCCGCACTTGCTCTAAACATAACGTCTTTATTATTAGAAAACTTTATACCGTTACGGTATGTCGTTGCAGAGCCAAGGTTAGTTGTAGGATACTCGTACCCAAATCCAGTGCCGGGAACCCATTCATACATCTTAAACGAAGCGCCACCTGCAAAAGCAATAGCCTGTTCTCTAACTACCCCACCCGCTCCAGCCGCAGCTTGTTTTAGTTTATCATTAGAGCCAATCATACTCATGCCATTGCATCCCCAGCTAGGAAGCCATACCAAGTAGTACCACCGTTGATGGAAGTGAACGTATAGATGTCAATCTCGCCACTAGCAGGTGCATCAGGTGCAGTACCACCAGCCCACTTAACAGATGCAGGCCATGTGAGTGTGTGCGTACCACCAGCCGTAATGATAAGACTGAACGTACCTACTTGACCTGACGAAGGTGCGCCTGTGAAGGTGAACGTAGTGTTACCACTTGTAGTCAGCGTGTATGTGTCACGATCACCTGTGTCTACACTTGGCGTAGTACCTGAGAGTGCAGCACTTGTGTTGTCAATACCTGCACCGGGGATACGGAAGCGTGTGATGGTGTTGTTACCGAGGGTAATTTCGTTGGAGACTGAATTGGATGAACTTGAAGGCTCATTTCCTATAAGAATGTTGTTGGAGCCTGTATTGCTATTATACCCCGCACGGTCACCGATAAAGACGTTGTTCGAACCTGTCGCACCGCTTGTTGCCCCTGCTAAGTATCCTATAGCAATATTGCTACCCCCACCAGCACGGTTGCTCGCCACATTGTGGCCTAGGAAGACGTTCCATTGTCCACTAGTCATAAGACCACCAGCATTAGAACCGACCCCTACGCTTTCAACCATACCACCTGTGCCGCCAAAGGCGTTATAACCTACAGCAACATAACCGTTTGCTCCTGTGTAATTCCGCCCAGCTTGTGCGCCTACTGCAACAGACTGAGAAAGAGTAGTGGTACTATCCCCCGCTTCAGCGCCGATAAAAACGTTGTCAAAACCTGTAGTGGTACTACGGCCAGCGTAATAGCCCAGAAAAGTGTTGTCAGTGCCCGTTGTAGAACTGTAACCCGCTTGATAACCTAAATAAGTATGTCTTTGGCCTGTGGTGTTACTAGTGCCAGACTGATACCCAATAGCCGTGTTGTACCAAGCTGTAGTGTTATTCCTAAGGGCAGAACCACCTGAAGCTACGTTGTAACGACCTGTAGTGTTTTCCTCTAGTGAGTTATAACCAACAGCTATGTTGTCCGTACCTGTAGTGTTTAGATATAAAGCACGACCACCTAGTGCATGGTTCCTAGAACCTGTTGTGTTTGTATTAAGAGAATAAGTACCAACAGCTACATTATACTCGCCAGTAGTATTAGCAAAACCAGCAGAACTACCACCAAAGAAGTTAGAGACACCTGTGGTAATGCCCTTACCAGCTTGAGAGCCAATGGCAGTGTTGTTGCTGTGGGAGTTACCAGAGGCACCTTTTAGCGACTCATAACCTACTGCTGTATTACCTAGGCCTGTTTGGTTGTAGTATGAAGACGTTAAACCTATTGAAACATTGGAGGTACCTGTTGTGTTACTAAAGCCAGACTGCATACCACCAAAGAAGTTATTTTGGGCCGTGGTGTTGCTATTACCTGCTTGGTAACCCAAAAAAGTATTGCTACCGCCTGTAGTGTTGTTGTAACCAGCATAAGCTCCCAGTAAGACGTTAGTGCCACCTGTAGTAGTATTATAACCAGCATTAGCACCACCGAAAAAGTTTTGGCCTCCTGTAGTAACACTATAACCAGATCGATACCCAATAGCAGTGTTGTTATTGTGGGATTGCCCTGATGCACCCCATAAAGAACCCTCACCAATAGCTATGTTGTAGCTACCTGTACTATTATTTGCCATAGCCTGAGAGCCTAGGACTATATTGCTAGTCCCAGTGGTGTTACCACTCATAGCTCTCTCACCCACGGCAACATTGTAGGCGCCAGTAGTGTTGGCTATCCCTGACTGCCAGCCCCCAAAGAAGTTTCTGTTTCCTGTAGTAATAGCCTTACCAGCTTCATAGCCAATGGCAGTGTTGCGCCAGTTGGATTGACCTGATGCACCCTGTAAGGCGTATGAGCCTACAGCTACGTTACTTCCACCTGTCTGGTTGTTGTACATGGCGATGTAGCCGATGGAAGTATTACTACTTCCGGTTGTATTATTGTAGCCGGGTTGGTTGCCCACAAATACGTTTTCACCACCCGTAGTGGTATTTTGACCTGCACCTTGTCCAATAGCCACGCCAGTTGTTATAGTTGTTGCACTTTTTAAAGCACTGTGTCCAAGGGCTGTTAAATTATTACCGCTAGTAATAGCGTATCCAGCTTGATAACCAAGGCCAACGTTGTTTGCCCCGGTAGCATTAAACAATGCGGAGTGACCCAAGCCCACGTTATATGAACCGTTATTAAAGTACCCTGCGTAAGGCCCAACCATTGTGGTGTTAATACCAGTAGTGTGTCCCCTTCCAGCCGCAGCCCCGGCAAAAAGGTTTTGGGAACCTGTTGTGACTTGGCGTCCAGCGTCAAACCCAATGGCCGTGTTGTTTGTGGACGTAACTACTTGATTTAAAGCAGTAGTTCCAACAGCGGTGTTGTTGTTAGCAGAACCGTCATCGTTACCTAATGCACCTGAACCAAGACCAACAGAGTTACCTGCAGCATAACCATCAGTAAGTCCGTCTATATCGGTAGCACCAGCGGCTGGAACAGAAGTCCAATCCAAGCCAATACCCGGTATGCGAAAGCGTGTGATGCTACTGTTGCCGAGGGTGATTTCGTTGGATACTGTGGCGGAGGATGCGTCAGCCCCAAAGCCAATAATGATATTCTCACTACCAGTAGTTAGTGCGTCACCAGCAGCTTGACCAATAGCTACGTTGAAAGAAGCAGCCGTGTTACTTGCGTTAGACAAAGAGTCTTGGCCTATGGAAATGTTAGCGATGCCTGTTTGGTTGTTACGCAAGGCTTGCTGGCCTAGTGCAACATTCGTATTCCCTGTCGTAACGCTTTCACCTGCTTTGTAACCCGCAAATAAGTTGTTGCTACCTGTGGTGACATCATTACCAGCTTGGTAGCCTATAGCTGTATTGTTGATACCTGTTGTGTTTAACAATAAAGCATCACGACCAAAAGCGGTGTTGTACGACCCTGTGGTGTTAAGATAAAGAGCGCCGCTACCCACAGCTGTATTGCGCTCACCAGTGGTGTTAGTGTATCCAGCCCTATAGCCTACGGTGGTGTTGTCTATGCCTGTAGTGTTACCCCGACCAGCTTGATAGCCTCCGAAGAAGTTGTTGCTGCCTGTGGTGATACCATAACCAGCTTCATAACCAATAGCAGTGTTGCTGCTGTGGGAGTTACCAACAGCGCCATATAGTGCGGAAGTACCAACGGCTACGTTGCTATTGCCTGTAGTGGTGAAACGGAGAGCGGCATGACCAACGGCTACGTTGTTATCAGCCGTAGTGTTATACCGAAGGGACTGCGTACCAACGGCTACGTTGTAATCACCCGTAGTATTGGAGAGCAATGATTGGTCACCAAACGCACTATTCTGCTGCCCGTAAGTGTTATACCGAAGAGCCTCACGACCCGTAGCAACATTGGAGTTACCTGTGGTGTTACTCGCTAGCGCAGTGTAGCCAAGAGCAACATTGTAGTTGCCTGAACTGCTGGCGTAACCAGCTTGATAGCCGATGAAGGAGTTACTGGAACCTGTAGTATTGCTGCCACCAGATTGTCTACCTAAAAAAGTATTCTCGCTACCTGTAGTATTGCTGAAACCTGAGTTCCAACCACCAAAAAAGTTTCCAGAGCCAGTAGTAGTAAGGTAACCAGCTTGATAACCAATAGCGGTGTTGTTACTGTGGGATTGTCCTGATGCACCCCTAAGTGCTTTATGGCCTACTGCTACGTTTTCTGCACCTGTTTGGTTATAAAATAATGTTTCATAGCCTAGAGTACTATTCCTACTACCAGTAGTAGTGTCATGACCCGAGTAAGCTCCGATGGCAGTGTTAAAACTGTGGGATTGTCCCGATGTACCTAATAGTGTAGAAAAACCAATTGCTACGTTATGTTGCCCTGTTTGGTTACGATAAGAGGTATTTTTTCCGACAGCTACATTGTAGCTGGCAGTAGTGTTACCTAAACCTGCGTTAACACCATAGAAGGAGTTCCCAGAGCCCGAAGTAGTGAACTTACCTGCTTGAAAACCAACAGCCGTATTCTCGTTATTTGAGCCATCGTCATTAGCTAAAGCATCAGTACCGAGACCAAGGGAGTCACTTACATAGTAACCATCGCTTAGGTTATTAATGCTAGGGGATGCTACAGATGCAAAGATAGTGTTACCTGCACCATCTGTCTGCAGGAACTGCCCTGTTGTACCATCTGTAGCTGTGTAAGTAACTGCACCAGCAGACACAGTACCAGTAATATCAATAGCACCAGTACCTGTAATGTCAGAACCGTTAAGGTCTAGGTCACCGCCTAGCTGTGGTGTAGTATCCTCAATGACGTTAGCAAGCAAAGACCCTGCAGTGAAGCTACCCTGTTGCCAGTTGCTACCATCCCAGACGTACAGTTCATCACTTGTAGTGTTCCAATACAAAGCACCAGTTACAAGTGCATCACCATCGTTGTCTGTGGTAGGAGCAGAAGACTTAGCACCAAGGTAACGATCATCGAAGTCATCATAAGATGCAGCAGCTGCAGCGGCAGAGTTACCTGCGTTAGTCTCGCTTGTTGCAGCATTACTAGCTGAAGTAGCGGCAGCAGCGGCACTAGCAGAGGCAGCAGTAGCTGAACCAAGAATACCATCAACGTAACCCTTGCGTGTCAGGTCATCGTTAGCTGTAGGTGTAGCTGTAGAGGTAGCCTTGTTAGAACCTAGTACAATGTCACCAGTCATAGTACCACCAGACAGGTTCAGCTTAGTAGCATCCTGTGTGTCAGTGTACAATTTAGTAGCTGCATCTTGGTTAGCTGTTGGATCACCCAAGCCAGTAACCTTAGATGTACCCATAGCAATAGCACCCGACATGGTTCCACCAGACAGGTTTAGCTTCAGTGCATCTTGTGTATCTACATAACCCTTACGAGTAAGTTCATCATCTGTAGTAGGTGCTGCAGTCGATGTAACTGCATTAGCGCCCATAGTAATGTCGCCAGTCATTGTGCCACCAGCAAGGGGCAGCTTAGTCGCAATACTATCTGTAATCGTTGTAGCAAAGTCTGGGTCATCACCCAAAGCTGCAGCTAATTCATTTAGTGTGTCTAGTGTACCGGGTGCAGCGTCAACAAGTGCAGCTACTTCTGTATCTACATAACCCTTAGTTGCAGCATCAGATGTGGCGCTGGGCGTACCGAGACCAGTAACTGTATTACCACCCATAGTGATGTCACCAGACATCGTACCGCCAGCTTTGTCCAGCTTGAGTGCATCTGCAGTGTCTACATAGCTCTTCGTAGCAGCGTGTTGTGGAGCAGTAGGATCACTTACGTTAAGCAGGGCTGTACTTGTGAAGTCTACAGTACCATTAACTACAAGGTCATTCAGAGTTGTTGTACCTGTAGAAGCTGTAACATTCCCAGTCAGATCACCTGTTACATCTCCAGTTACATCACCTGTAAGATTACCTGTTACGTTACCTGTGACATTGCCTGTAAGCGCACCAGTAAAGCCTGTGTTAGCTGTGATCGTTGTACCTGTTACAGCTTGTGGAGTTGCACCACCAATAACTGAACCATCAATAGTACCACCGTTAATGTCAGCAGTTGCCAGAGTAGCCTGACCTGTAGTCGTTACTGTAGTGAATGTACCTGCGGCTGCAGAGGAAGCACCAATAGTAGTGCCATCAATAGCACCGCCGTTAATGTCTACTGTAGCGTGGGTAGAGTTTCCTGTAGTGGTAAGGCTACCTGCAGACATAGCACCTGTGAAGGTAGACGTACCTGTTACATTAAACGTACCGCCTACAGATGCGTTACCTGTAGTGTCCATTGTAGTGAAGTCAGCAGCGGCAGGGGTAGCAGAACCAATAACAGTACCGTCAATGTTACCGCCATTAATATCTACAGTAGCGAAGGTAGAAGTACCTGTAGAATCTACCCCACCCGTAAGAAACACGTTTTTGTATCTAGATACCGTAGTGCCAACGTCTACCGTATTTGTAGTTACCGGAGTTATTGAAGTAGCGGATTGCAAAACAACTTCATGCCAAATTGCACTGGAGCTTATATTATTTATGCAGACAAAAGCACGATTGGTATTGTTGTTTAACCAAAGTGATCCCGGTGCATAACCATCAGCTACGTCATCGGTTAGTGTAGGGTCTGAAGTTGCCGTGACGTTATTCTTACCGCCGACACCACCATTTATAGGTAATAAATAGCCACCAACAGAGGTCTGTAGATTGATTGCAGGGGCATTACCTGCACTGCCATCGTGTGAGTGACCGCCAGTAGCATCAAAGGCGTTTCGTAGTTGGTTAAATTCAGCATTGAGCGGTGGTGCAGTAATATCTGCACCGTTAACAATATCTGCTACTGATTGGCGTGTGTAACCGGCCATACTTTATCGCCTTCCTGAAATCGAAAATTCAAATACTAGACCTTGGATCGAATAAGGTTCTGATTGCCCAACCGTCACGAAAGTAGCCCGTGAGGAGAAGCCAGAACCTTGAATGTCTGAAGTCATAATTGGTTTAGAGTTGCCGCCGTAAAGAACATTAGCAGCCCCATAATTAATATCTTCTTCCCGATACCTCACAGGTGCGCCAGAGCTACTTTGTGAGTAAGAAGAAGGCCGTGCCGTGGTGTAATCACCCCAGTCGTAGTTCATAGCTAGAAAAATCTCGACTGGACCTTCTGCACGAATAAAGGTGTTGACCTTACGCATTGTCTTACGAGTTTCTGTGTCGCCAAAGTCCAAGTATGGCGTGGCGTATACTGCAAGGATATCCGAACCATTAAAACTGGTGCCTTGCTCTTGGCGATACACTTTGCCGTCATAATCTCCATGCAGAATATACTCTGTACGACCGATGTAATCAGATGTGCAGCATGATGCCCGGATGCCTGTAAGCTCACCAAATTCCCAACCGATGGAACCTTGTTTATCTGCGAGACCCCCAATGATGCCGTAGCTATTTATAACTGGAGTACTGTCATCATCTACAAAAAAGCGAACCTGAGACTTACCACGAACTACGACACCTGTTAGGTTATCCATGTCATAATTTTTGATCATATCTACCAAGGTTACCTGAATAGGCTTTGATAGCGTCTGGATTTCAACATCACCGATGCGGCTTGTACCTGCAACAGGACGGAAACCTTCAGGAGACAAGAATATTAAATCTCCGCCAATTTCCAGTACGCTGTCCCGTGCAACACAACCCACATTGGATGTAACCTGATCAAGCACGAAGCCTGCGGTTACGTCAGGACTTACTTTCTTGATGCCGTTAATACCGAATACAAATAGATCGTCACGGAAAGGTTTGAACTGAACTACGTTAAAGCCCGGAGTGATCTGACCACCACCGGATGCTGCAGTGAAGTCATATGGATCTGCAGGTGCTGAGTGACAAATAACAGCACGGGAGGTTAAGTCCCCGCCTAAGAAAATGTGGTTCTCAAAGACTTCTACAATTGCTGGGGCGTTAAGGATCTGGTCGCCACCGGGGCTAGACGAAGTGCCAGTATTGGTGCTGTTAAGCTGTTTCCAGTTTTGACCGTCAAAGAGTATTGCGTTGTTAACACCGTCTACGAAGATGATGTTGGAGCCAGCGCCAAAGTCAAACTGAGTATGCCGAAGCTTCTTAACTGTACGCACACCGTCTGTGGTGTTGAGCGTGAGGCTGTTAGTCATTGCCTGCCAGCCAACAAAGTCGATGAACTTGTAAAACTTATAGGTGTTAGCACCTACATCTTTACGGGCGGCAATGATATACGGGTTACCGATGTGTTCATTCTTGTAAATCGCTACACAAAGAACCGGACCTTCGGCTACGCCAGCGCCTACCTCTACATTGAGACCACCTAAGAGCGTATAACCTTCAATGCGGCGATACCCGCCATAAAGGCTAGGCTCGTAGTTAACTAAGCGTGTGGCTGCACCGGATGCTGCCTCAGACAGAAACAAATGGTTTTCGTTGCTGTTTAGACCACCAGAACATACAACTTTGAAACTCTGGATTTCGTCAGCCATTAGAAATTGATCCTTGTATCACGGATGTATTCGTAGCTGTTGATGAATAGGGTCTGCAGATCTTTAAGACCTGCTTGGAAAGCACTGTAGGCTGCATTAGCGGCCTCTAGGTTATCCTTAAACATGTACAGGTGGTACAAAGCACCATCCACAATAACGGTATCGAAACTGGCTGGGATGCGGGATACATCGCTGTAAGCTGTAAGGTCGGCGTAGTTCAGATAATACCGAAAGCGCACACTGTACGCCTTGTCCGGTGATGGTGATACACCAAAGCCTGTGCCGTGTGATGGGAATACATAATCAGGAAGGGACCGACCTGTGGCACCTGCCTCGTAGTCACTGTCCCGGTGTTGAGAATACCATTCATCACGCTCAATAGCTTTTAAGGTTTTAAAGCTTGTGCCTAAAGAACTGTCCTTCTGGATCTGAAAAGTATTAAAGTCGGCAATCTTAAAATAATCAGGCCAATCGTATTCTGTACGACCGGGTGTTAAAACCTGTGTATGCTCAGAAGCATTAAAGGGCCATTCAAACTCAGCCTGATTGATTTTGGCAATAGCGGCCTTGACCGCATCTTTAACCAAAGCCTGAACGCCACGAACCGATGAAAAATCATCGGCGGCGATCTCTACCTCATTGATGCGGCGAAGCACCATGTTACATAAATCTAGGTAAGTACTAGGCATGGATGATCCTTAAAGAAGGGTGTTGGGGGCAAGTTTCCCTGCCCCCGCTTAACCATTAGGCTAAGTTGTAGTTTGCAGTGATAAGTCCTTCTGGGCGAAGGATTTTTCTCCCATAGAGCTGCATGCCCCGAACGATGTCTGCGAATGTGTCTGGTGAGCGGAAGCTCTCAGTTTTCGCAATCTGGTCAGCTACTGCGGCTGCGGAGTCATGGCCTGCGACCAGAACACCAAAGTTAGTTGCAGAACCTGCAGCGGCAGATGTACCAGCGCCTGTACCTTTGTAAGGAAGGTTGTTGGACTGATATACACGGAAGCCACGGATGGTGCCGGGAAGGCGACCATTGCGTACTTCTGAATCACCACCGAAGTCAGCGTTAATCAGCTTCGCATCTTCGTCCATCAGGATCTCTTTGAAGACAGGGTCTACAACGATCCAGCGACCATCTGTGTCCACGTTAGCTGCGTCCATAAGACGAGCCATGCGGTTCAGAACAGCCAAAGGCGAAGTCAAAGCACCAGTACCGCCACCTGCAGTTACAGGAATGGAGTTAGCTGCGGTGGCACCACCGAAGACGCCCTGTGTCAGCTTGTTAGCTGCCAGCAATTCGTCTGCGCCTGCTGCTGCATTTGATTTAGTACCTGCAGCGGCTGTACGAGCAACCCATGCAGAACCGTTCCATGTGTAACCGGACATGTAGCCCAGAACGTCTTGGTCAAATGCGTCACGTAGTTTGAAACCAGCACGGTCTGTTGCGAGGTCCATGAACGAAACATGGGAATGCGCTTCTTCGATGTCATCCAATGCAAACTGGAAGTAGTTTGCTTGGTCAACAACCATAGTAAAATCAGCATCTTGCAAGTCTTGTGTCGCAAGCGTAACGCCACGGGAATAAGAGTTGATTGAGATTTCGGGTTCTTTGATAATTTTGCATTATGTTCAGGCAAAGTCGCTAGTTTTTGCCCCGCTCTTTCGAGCCGCTACATGTCGCCATGCAGATCAGACTATATCACCATCCGCTAGGGATGCTCTGCGCTTCGAGCCGCTTGGCTCTACTCCATTTCTGGATAGTCGTTGAACCTTCCCGTTTAAGGGCTTGGCTGCTGATTGTCTCATAGAGATGTCCCAGCAATTCACAGAGTTCTTCGATCAGGATCACTCCTGAAAGCCGCCAAAGTATTGAATTTAAACGGAATCTCCCATGTTGGCGATTTCGCCAGCATAGTCAGTGTTAGTAATATCTTCTACTACTGAAGAGTTACGGAAAGCCTTTTGGACTTTCTTAGAATAGATAACTGGTGAAAAGTTACCGTTTGGGAGGTTTGTGTACCCACCCGCTGATGGAAAAGCCATTGTAATATCTCCTTGTGAAATGGCAGGTCGGACTAGCCGACAGACAAGACAGAAGGGAATTATTAAGTGGCAGTGTTTATGTTATGGGTGCGTACAAGATGTATCAGGCCATGATACAAAACTACGGGCCATACCACACTGGTAGACTAAAATTCTTAATTCTTCTGAAGGTAGTAACAAACTAAGAGGTAGTCTTTAAAAGAGGCTCTGGTTTGTGAGAGATCATCTAAACAATCTCGTAGCTATCTTATGTAATAAGACAGGTAGAAGTTTGCTTGATATAATAAGTATAGCACGTTTGTTATAGTTAGTAAATAGCTATTACTATAACCTGCCCCTAGTAGGGACAGCCCTAGCATATAAGTATTGCTCATTTTGTCAATAGTTAATTTGCTAGGACTGCCATTTAGTTAACGTGCGCCGCCGGTCATGTCGTAGGTAAATGCACCTGCCTTCATGGCTTCAAGGATTGCTTCCTCATTAACATCGTACTCACGATCAGACATACGAGCTACTTGGCTTTCGCTAAACTTAGCTTTTCCCGTAGCCGCCGGTGTTGCAGAGGTTGATCGACCTACTGCCTGTGCTGCCGACTTCTTTGAGGAAGTCTTACGCTTACCGGTGTCTGCCTTGTACAAGTCGATTGCACGGGCTGCGGCCATGGCATCTGTGTTGTTCTTATACAGAGCATCATTGATGTACAGTGGCTGCATGGCTACCCATTCGTGGAAGGCTGGGTCTTGCCGGATCTCGTTGAAGTCAGGATGCAGCTTCATTAGCTGTTGCTCTGCTTCTTTTTTAGTGAGTTTAGTCTCCAAATCCTTCAGATGACCTAAACGCTTCTCGCCTTCTTCAAGAGCTTCATTGGCACGTTTCCGTGCAATAGTGTCTACGATCTTCGCAACATCAGGATACTTGTTCGTCCATTGCTCAATTTCCTCATCAGTCTTGGGAAATTTGATCTGGCCCTTTGCGGCGCTATCAAGCTGTGACTTCAGCTTCTCTAGCTCTTGATCCTTCTGGGACATCAACTGTTGGGTGTGACGCCGAAGGTCTCCATACCGTTTTTTAAAGGAAGCCTCTTCAGGCTCTTTGGGTTCAGAATCTACAGCTACCTGTGCTTCCAATTCTTCAGAGTAAGAGGTATCAGCCTCTAGCTCTTCTTTACGTCTATATTTGCTCATGGTTTTCCTCTGGGGGCTTCACTCTTCGGTGAAGGTGGCCCTCTAAATCACACGATGAAGGTAACCTTGGGTTTCTTCACCATGCCGTACATGGAAGTCTTTTTGGAATAATCACTGTCTTTGTAATCATCTGTTTCGTTGACTTCCGGTTCCTCTTCGGAAACCTCCACAACTGCTTCTTCTACAACTTCACCCTCTGGGGTTGCCTCTTCCTCGTAATGATACCCTGTGCCATCACAGTGATCACACCCAGCACCATCACACTTCGGACAGACTTCGCCCTCTTCTTCGGCTGCTTCTTCGTCAGCCTCTTTGATAAGCCCCATGGCATCCATTGCCATAAGACCCATCTTTGCCTCTTCTTGCAGATCCATGATGTGTTTCAGGCCATGCCATTTGACTACATCTGCAGGCAGAACGTATTCGCCTTGGGATATGTTAATATCAATATCGTCCCGTACCTCTTCGGCAGAGGAACCCACGGGGATTGGATTACCGGACACGGGATCTACTGGACCCATCATGCCGCCGTGGTACATATCAAGCTCTTCCTCTTCAGAGGTGGCCTTCTGTACTGCCTCTGCACGGGTCTTCTCGTATGCAGACAGAGACCCGTCATTGTTAGTATCTGCTTTGTTTTCGTCTAACTGAAATTTATTGTTTGCCATGTCTTCGCCTTCCGGGGTCATAATGCCTTTACGAGCTACCGCTAAACCACCAAGGGCCATGCCTTCGGCCTCTGCGTACTCTGGATAAGTAATCGTAATATTGTGTGAGAAATCTGTGTCGTACACCGGCTCTTGGCCTTCATAGCCACGGGTAAAAGTGTGCTTCCCGATGGTTATTGGATCTGGGCCAGAAAAGTTTGTACCACGGGCCTTAGTAGTCTTAGTGTTCTGGAAGAATGTACGCCCGTCTACAGCGTCCTCACCCATCTGATAGTAATCAGCGAACTCAGCGTGACCCTGTTGCAAATCCTCTTCTGGTACGGGGATGCTATAAACGTCACCATACTTACGGATGGGTTCAAACTCATCTGCGGTCAGAAGCTCATCTACGGTGTCTGGGAAGCGTGAAGAGGCTAATCGGTTGAAGATCACCCCACGGACAGCGTTTCGGCCTTCTACGCCCTCCCCACGGGCTTCTGCCCATACCAGACGCTCAATCTTATCTGCATCCTCGTAGGGTAATACTGTCTTTGGGCGAGACTTAGGGCGAGGGCTTGTTTCGACCATAAGACCACCCTCATCAAAATTGGCTTTTACACCCGTGCGTTTTATTTCAAATTCAAAGCGGGGATCATCTGGAGTTGTTTTAACGGCCTTCTTAGCAAATACTAACGGGCCTACCTGCATTACCTGATCAGCGGATACCACAGGCATACCATCTGCTTTATCATAAAAATAGGAGGCCCGATAAGGGTTCATACCTACCTGTGACCATTCAGAGTCATCGAATAATCCCTGAACTTTCTTGTATACTTCTTCTGGCTCCATATTTTGCCATGAGCCTTGCATACGAGCAATTGTTGCTTTGGGGCTGCCCGTTGCAATGTTTGATGCCGCAAGAGAATTACTTGTAAAATTAACATCGTTAAGAACGGCAGTCTGACCGTACCCTACGCTTTTACCTTGGGCTGTAGATCCATCATGCAGAGAAACAACCCATGTATCTGTATTATTGTAAGCGGGAATATCTAATCTAGCAGAAATGGGTGTACCATCTTCAATGGTTTTATTAATACCAATAACACCCTTTTTTGTCTTACGGGAATCTGTAGCGTGGAGGGCTTGAACTACCTCTTCCTTGGTGGGAAATTTTGGCATTTCAGTGATGGGTTTAATAGGCTGACGTTCTGAAGACAAAGATCTAAATTGTTCAGAAGTAATTTTGCCTTCTCGCAAGTTAGTTGCCGCTGCAGCCATTTCATCATCAGGAGGTACACGGAACTTATCTTTTGCGTAGTTTTCATTTTTCCAAGAAGCTAATGTATCAGGAGTAAATCCTAAGTCATCAACAGCATCTGATGGTGCGTCAGCAAGAATATCATCTGATTTAGGTTTAAGCCTTACATTACCAAGACCAGACCCCATGGCATTAGGGTCAACCTCTACACGCTTTGCTACGTCAAATACTTCTTTAGCACCCTTCTTAATAGCTTTAGCGGCAGCATCTCCTACACCCGGCACAAGTCCTACTAAGGCAGCACCGCCCAGCGCACCCGCTAGATAGTAATTAGGTTCGTCTTTTTGTAGCTCATCGTAGACCTCTTTGGCTGCCATAGCATCACCAATAATAGGTGTCATACTAGCTACAAAGGTGGCAGCATCTTTAAGAGAAATATCCGAAGGCTTCACAGCAAGTTTCTTGCCCTCTGCAGCCCAACCTAATGCTTCTTCCGTTTGGGTGTTTTCGGCCATAAGACCGCCAGCATCAAAACCCTTTTTATTATTCTGTAATATCTCAGAAGCCTCTTCAGGACTTGTCATGTCGGTCATAGATTTATGAATTTCTGCGTCAAACTCTTCTAATTCTTGAACCGCATTTTCACCTGTACGGGTGGGCCAATCTACGCCGCTATCGATTGCAAAACGAATAGCTTGTTCATCAGAGACTATTTCACCATCCCATACGGTGGGTATCAGAGTTTCGACCCCATCGATGTTTACGATGATGGTATTCACAGTCGCTAAGTTACCATCCTCAAGAGTTTTAGCCTTACCCCTAGCAATGTTTAGATAGTGATGCTCAGTAATAGCGTCCATTATTCTGCACCCTTAATCACTTCATCACGAAGCGTTTTAAATCTACGAAGCTCTGTGATGGCTCCTTGGACTTCTAAAATACGCTGGGGATCTTTTTGTTTCTCTAAGAGGTCACGGCACCCTTCAATTCGGGCGGCAGCATACTCTTGCAGAAGGTTCATCAGTTCCCGGTTGTTCACCAAGGGCAGGAATGTGCGGTACTGTGCCTTATCCATTACTGAGGCTGCCCCTGTGGTGGCTGCGGTACGTTCCCGCCGTTGTCTCCACCACCTGCGCCTGTGAAGCCGGGAGCGCCCGGTTCAGGTGCGCTACCCGGTGCAATGTTACCATTGCCGTTGCCTGTGGGGTCAGAAGGGCTAGGAGCGCCCCCTGCCTGTGCTGCAGCCGCTGCCTGCTGGGCTGGATCAGGCTGGGGCATCATAGCTTGGATCTCAGCCATCATCTTGGCTTGGATCATCGCTTCCCGTGGATCGTTCATAATCTTGTCTTCATCTAGGTCCATGGACGCTGCGAGTTCACGCAGGATGAAGTCGTACTTAACAAATGGTGCCATCTGTTGGTTAGCGGTCATCTGCATAAACTGTAGCAGACGCTGGCTGCGGATCTCGTTACGCATCAAGCTCTCGGTGCCACGGGCTGTAACCGAAAGATCACCTTTGGTGTACATCTGATCGAAGTTAAACTGCATGTTGAAAGCGAAGAGTGCTTTGCCCAGAGGAGCCAACAGATAATCATCTAGGTTGCGTACCACCGCTTTGATGTTCTGTGCGGCTGCACCCATAAGCATGGACATACCAGAGGCTGTACGGCCTACACCCATCACCCCGCCTACGCCGTGGCTGTAGGAAGGGATACCTGTAGCTTCGTCAGACAACTGACGGGCCTTATCGAACATCATTAGAAGCTCGTTAGACACGTTAGGGAACTTGGTTCCGTGTATGGCAGCACCAACTTGGCCTCCCTGTCTCCGAAACACTTTGCCGGGGTACACAGAAAGATCCTGCCCCGGTACGAGGTTAGTCTCATCAATCTCAATCAAGAGGTTACCGGACAGCGCACCGTTATCTACAGCCATCCGCATGAAGCCATTCATCAGAAGCTGCGTGTCTTCCATATTCTCAGCAACGCCGATACCGAAGAAGCCGTATGGGTTAAGCTCATAAGGCACTGCAGAGTATGGGATGCGAGTAGGTGTAAACGGGTTGATCACTAGGCGAAGGATTTGGCCGTTACAGACCCAAACATTTACCTGAACTTCGTCACGATCTTCCATTTCTTCGGGCAGATCGATGTCAGCCTGTTCTGCAAGCTCTGCATCAAGCACACCCCAATACTCAAGAACCTCGAAGCGGTCTGGGCTTTCAGAGTTATTGCTTTCGTCTAATGCATCTTCCCAATACTCACGCTGGTACTGTGGGCCTTGCTCAATAGCGAGTTCGATACTCTCTGTACGGAAGTGTGGGCGGCGTTTAAGCGCACGAAGCTGGGTACGGTTCAGACGATGCCGTTGTATAGTATACTCAGCTTCAGCCATGTTTCGGGCGTCTGGGTCGGGGTATAGATCCCAGATAGACACATACTCCACTTTGGGGATAGTTTCATACAAAGGATCATAATTACCCTCTTCATCCCAACGTGGGTATTCCTTGTCGAAGGCAAATGGACCCTTGAGAATACCGGTGCCGAACAGGCATGTTTCAAATGCTACAGAACGAAGGTGCTTAGAGGCGCTGGTTTCATCCAACTGGTCATGCATCTTGCGTTCCATGGTCTGTGCAGCCATTTTTGCAGGCTCAAAGTAGACAGCAGAAGGGGAATCCCCGGAACCCATCTCCAATTCATCCGCAATAGGCTCTAATTTGTCCTTATATGGCCCCAAATCCTTCTCAATGTCAGGACGGGCAATAGGACGCTTCGGAGTGTACTGTACCCCGGCCATTTCCTCTACTTTTTTAGAAGTAATGGCATTTGGGTCGTAATTTACCTCACCAGCAACATTATTAGGGTACTTGCGGCTTTCAATACCCACCGGGAACTTAGAACCGGCGAATAATACGTCTACAATCTGCGCATATGCTGCCAAAACCTTGGTTTTAGTGATCTTAACAAAGGCTTGGGACTTTTCTGTGTCAGTAAACTGCACATCTGGGCCGTAAATACCCCGATAATTGCGATATGCCATTAACCAACGCTCTTCATCGGACAAACGGTGGTCTTTTGACTTGCGAAACTGCCCTTGTATAAAGGATGCGGCCCCGGAGAAGTCTAAATTCTCTTGTGCTACGTCACCATCCTCTACAAGAGCTACAACTTGCTCCGCTTCTGTTTGATCTTCTGTCAGAGATCCGGTCGGTTTATCCATTAAAGCCATATTTTAGTATCCAAATCTTGAATCTGAGGGTGTGTACCGCTGTATTGGGACGCCCCGTCCCATATCAAAGGGTGAAAAGGCTCTGGGCCTACTCATAATGCCGTACCGGACGCTGTCGTATGCATGGTCTGTTGCATATCTGGGGTCGATGTCATCGGAACCTTTGGGGTCAGAAGGTATTACAGGGAGATCCGCTATAATCTGGCGGCAGGTGTTGAAGAAAACGATGCCGGGGGTATCCGTTTCCTCGTTAATCTTGAGAACTTCGTGGAACCTGTTCTTACCGGAGACCCTTGCGCCTGCAGAACGATCACTCGGACGCCAGCGGCAACCCATTGAGACCATCTCTTCGGCTATGCTAGGGCCGATTTGACCCCGGTTGTGCCAGCAAGAGCTATCAAGAACACCGTAGTGTATGCTCTCACCACGCTCTGCTTCCATAACCGCACGGCCAAGGTCTTTGCCGGTATGCTTAGACACATACAATTCCCGGTAAACGTACAAAGTCTCGTAGCTAGGATCGATGGCAAACCAGTGTACCGCAGAATAAGAACTATAACCGTAGTCACATGACCTAAACCTGCGCCAATCATCCGGTATGTCGAAGGGTTCGCATACATGCTTGGACTGTTTGAACTCAGGGAAGGCTGCACCATCTGCTACTGCCCAATCACCCTCTAGCAACTGCCGCCGCTGCATCTCAGGCAGAGCTAAAAGGTTAGCCTCGTACTGCCCATCCTGCATAAGATACGGATTGTCTCTCAATGATGCAGGGATAAACTTGCGGTAGAAAAGAGGCTCACCCTCTTTGTCATGTCCTTTAGGGAATACCATCGGCTCCCCGGTCTCTAGATCCGTTGCAACAAAGCGTTTGTTTGCTGGCGCAGGGTCTACGAACATCTGCTTAACCCAGCCATGCCCTCTACCACCGGGGTTGGTTGTGGCTCTTTGGAACAGAGGTAGCTCTGGGTCCGTAGTACGAAGCCGTGAGCGCATGTAGTTCCACGCAAACGGTGTGGCGTACTGTGTAAGCTCGTCAAAGGCTATGTAGCTAAATGCTAGACCCTGATACCGCAGAACATCTTCATCACGCTCTAGGTAGGTCATCCACAGTTTAGCACCGCTAGGGAACACCCACTGAGACTTCTTCTCCTGCCACTTAGCACCCGGATAGATCTTCGGGTACATCTCTTGTGACTTCCAGATCAATTCCCGCAATTCATCGTTAGTACGGCGCAGGATGATCCCGTTGAAGTTCTTGTTGTGGAAGTACCGCATAGGGTCTGCAAGCAGTCCATAACTTTTTCCTCCACCGGCTGCGCCACCATATAGTACCTCACGCTCAGAGGCCGCTAGGAAGTCCGTCTGTGGGCCGGGGTTAGGCTGGAATACAACCTCACGCTGTTGTTGTTCCTGCGTGATAACACCGAAGTCCAGAGTATCAGAGATGCTCTCAAACTCTTCTTCCGCCTCTTGGGTGGCCCCAAACTTA